GGTGTAAAAATGACGGTTGATTATGGTGTTCCTTCAGCCAATCTTGTAACCCTTGCGGCAAGTCGGTATTGGGATACAGGCTCGTCTCGTAATATCCTTGAGGATGTTATGGATGGAAAATTGGTTCTTCAGAATGCAATTGGGGCGAGGATTGACTATGCTCTTTTGACGACGGAAGTTTTGAAGATGATGATCCTTGACAAGGGGATTCAGACTTTGATGGCAAAGTCGTCTTTTGGGCAGGGGGATCTTTTTGCCCGTCCTGTTGCAGTGTTGAAGTCCCTTCTTGACATCGATAACTTTGTGGTGTATGACGAACAATATGTCATTACTGCATGGTTGACGGCTGTTGTTACCGGGGCTTCTACGACAACGATCAGTGTGGATGATCCTACTGATTTTGTTGCAGGGGGTACATTAAGGTTCCATGATACGTCTGCTGGCACCTATGAGGATGAAACGATTTCATCTGTTGCTCAGGATTCAGGGACGATAACAGTAGCTACTGCCCCGACTGCTTCATTTAAAGCACGAGAGGATAAAGTGACTATGACGAAGAAATTTCTGCCCACTGATAAGTTTGTGATGTTTGCAAGCACAGTTGAAGGGCAGAAAATTGCTGAATTCATGCGGGCTCCGTTCGGTCTGAATCGCAATTATGGGTTGCAGGTCGATACTCACGAAGAGTGGGATCCGGATGGAATGTGGGTTAGAGTCCAGAACAAGGGGCTGCCTGTCCTGTATAATAAGGATGCAACTTACGTTCTGACTGTAACCTAAGAAAGGGAGGAGGTGCCAAAATGACTATAGAAACCCGAGGTTATAAAGGCCCACTTCCGTCTCCTGATTTTCGGCAAATGGTTGCTGATGAGGTTATGGCTCCGTTTACTGACATGATCTCTGGTGAATTCACTGCAACAGTGGTTCGTCCTTTAGGCATTGCTCGTTTTAAGGGACGGGTCAAAAATGTGATTTTATCAGTTGAGAATGATGGTGTTGGTGGGGCAATGGCTGAAACCCCTCGGCTTTCAGGAGAAGTGACAATTAACAAAACCTCAATTTTCACGACAAAGCCTTCTATCGGGCATGTTTCAGGGGAGAATGCTACAGGTCTTCAGAAAACGACCTTTAGTGAAGCTGCTGATACAGGAATTATTCAGCCTGTGATTAATGAGTCAGCTAATTCTTTTGTACCCGGGGATATTCTCAATTGGACTGCAATTTATGGAGGAACAGGTAGTGCTCCACTAAGTATGCGAAGTCCCGGAATTGTTGTAGAAGTTGAGCCAGCGTAAGGAAGGAGGACAATCAGAAATGAAAGTAGAGGTATTGACAAACATTCGTGGTGCAGAGAGATGGGTGAAGGGGATGATCTTAGAATCTCCCCTTCACCCTGACATTCAAAGTCTTTTGAAGAAACCAGGTGTTCTTCGTATTCTTCCTGAATCAACCCCGATTCCTATTTCTATTCCTAAAGCAGAAACAGTTGTGGAAAAGGAAATTGAAAAAAAAGAAGATCCCAAAATTCTTCCTGTTGACAAAGTAGAGGAGAAAAAAGTAGAATTGAAAATAGGAAAGAAAGTTCCTCTGTTGAGGAAAGGGAAGAGTAAAAAATGACTGAATCAGAAGCAATAGTAATTGTTACAAGAGAGATTAAAGCCCTCTCCTCTAACTTTGTTTCTGATGATTATGCTGATGCAGTGGATGCTGCGGAGAGAGAAACAGGTTTTGCATTCCCTGCAACAAGTAGTTTTCAGATTCAATGGTTATTGAAGAGGACAAAGAGGGCTTTGTTTTTTTCTCTTCTTTCTGAAAATGCTGAATCTTTTAAGTTCAAACAAATAAGCCTTCAGGACAAATTCAAGAACCTTCAAAATCTTGTTGAATTAATGGACAAAGAGTTTGCCCAAGCTCAACTTGATTATATTTACGAGTTTGCAAAGGTTGATGCTGTACAGGCATTTTCTCATAAGATCGATGCGGGGTTTGCCTATGATGATTTAGGCAGAGATATTACCTATGCTGAAAATCAGTTAGTAGGGATTAACCCAAGTTCTTCTGATACAACGGAGGGATAACTTGTGTCCGTTGGAAATGATCTTAAAAAAGCCTTTCAAAAAGTTGGTGTCTCTTATAAGATTCTTAGGGATTCAGGGATTTTCTCTGGGGAATATCTTATCTATGACATTCCTGCAACAGCAAGATCCCCTTTTGACAGGGAAGTTGTTCTTGATGCTCAGTTGGCAGCAGATACGATTGTTGTTGAAGGGGATGTTCTTGAACTTAGTAACGGGAAAAGATGTCTTGTTGCAAACAAAACCCCGGATTTATTTCAAAATGCTACAGTTGTTTATGAAACGACTTTGTTTAAATGCAATATCACAAGTGGGGAATTGTTTCGATCTTCAGGGGAAGTTTGGGATGATCAGACATATCATAAAGTTACTGCTTGGGAAACAGTTAAGACAGGGCTTAATGCAGTTGTTATTGAGGTTGCAGGAAATCAATTATCAGACCGGGATGAGCCCGGCCTGCTGAGTGTTTCGAGATTAGAGTTGTATGTTGCGAGCGGGGAGAATTTGAGAGTGATGGATAGGATGCAGATACGAAGTGGAGAATACTATCGTGTCAATGTAATTAAGAAAAGTCTTTATCCATCAATAGTCGTTGCACAAATTTCGGAAGACACACGCTAAAATTGAATAGGAGACAATCTGATGAAGAAAGTGTTACTTGTCGGGGAACATCCACAAGGATCATCTGGGAATTCTCACATGATGAATGCTGTTTTACAGCAAATCAATTTTGAAAAGCATGATATTTCTGTATTTGCAACAACTTATACTGGTGCCCCTGTTGTTGCCCAAAATTATTATCTGTTTGAAGGGGGGGCAAATCCGGTTGATGATTTTGGATCTGTTCAGCTTATAAACTTCCTTGATCGAAATGTTTACGAAATTATTATTTTCATAGGAATTGATTTATGGCGTTTTGCAAAAGTTATGCCTCAGTTAAAAAGGCTTCGGGAACGTGATAAATTTCTTTGGGTTTCAATTTTTCCTTGTGACATACATGAAGTGACACAGGATTTTTTAGACCTTCTTTCCGACGTAGATATTCCTTGTGTCTATTCCGAATATGGTTTCAATTTATTAAGAGAGAGAGTCCCGAATCTTTGTTATTTTCGACCTCCTTTGTTTTGTGCTGATAAATTTGTTCCTTATTCAAAAGAACAGAAAGAAAGAATACGAAGAAATTTGTTCAAAGAAATGGTTGACGACGAAACTTTTATATTTGGGTTCTTTGGGCATAATCAATTCAGGAAAGATCCTCTCAGGTTAATCAAAGTATTCTTTGTTTTGAAACAACAATTCCCGAATATTCGATTATATCTGCATACGGATTTGAAACAAGGTGTCTTCAATATTGAACAATATATTCGAGAGTGTGGAGGAAAATATGGAGATATCCTTGTTAAAAAGCAGAATCATGTTTATTCGGTACCGGCATTAGTTGAAGCCTATAATGCTTGTGATTGTTTGATTAATGTATCTTTGCAGGAAGGACTTAGTTGGACATTGCTTGAAGCAATGCTTTGTGGGGTTCCTGTCATAGCAGCGAATAATACAGCCCAAATAGAATTGTTGAGAGATGGGGCTGGTATGGGTATTCCGTCAACAGATTTAGCTTATATTCCCGTTTTGAGTGGAAGTGGGGAATCTACCTTTGTTGAAAGTAAGGCAGTTTGTGTTCCTACATTACTGTATGGAATGAGATCTGTAATGAAGGAATCTGTTCGGAACAACTTGATTAAGAACGGATTTAAGCGAGCAAAGGAATGGTTAGGAGGTATTACAGATATTCAGGATCTGTTTGAAAAGGCTTATAAATATGAGAGAAAGGGAATTCAGATTCTTTCAAAAGATAAAATAGAGAAGGTTGTCTTTGCACAACATTCAGCAGCAGGGGATGTTTTTATGACTACCCGCTGCTTTGAGGATATTAAAAAGAGGCATCCTGATCTTCCCTTTGTTTATATGACACAAAAGAAATATCAAGACATAATCAAGGGAAATCCTTTTATTGATGAAATTGTTAATTGGGACCCGGAAGAATTACAGAGATATAAGATTGTGTATAATCCTCATGGGGAAAGAATTCTGCCTGGGCATTGGGGAAGGAATAGTAATTCTTTGCTTTCTGATTTCTATTGGAAAGTATTGATGATTGAGAAGCCTGGGGATTTCTTTATTGAGAAGAAACGACCTTTAGAAGATATTGCCCAATTGATTGAAATCAATGAATATCCCGTCTGCATTCTTCATTCAACTGGTGGAGATCCTGAATTCCGAACATACAAATATCTTGCAGATGTAGCAGAAGGATTGCCTTATTATACTACAATTCAATTAGGCGGGAAGGATGATTACCCCGCAGGGGCGGATATTGATTTAAGAGGGAAATTGTCATTCCGGGAAACTGCATGGGTTGTGCAGAGAGCCAAGATTGCTGTAACTGTTGATTCTTTTATGAGTCATTTGTGTGGGGCATTAGGAACATCACAAGTTTGTTTATTCGGAAGCGGGAATCATTTTGTTGTTAGACCTAATCAGTTGTCAGGGAAGTTAATTTGCATGACCCCCGATTATGTGAAATATTGTAAAGGTCTCGGGCCTTGCTCGGCAGCAGTTAGAGATTGCCCAATCAAATGCACTGGGATTCACGATCCAAATACAATTCTTGAGAATATCAAGGAAATAGAGGAGGGATTATAATGCAAAAACTTGTCGTTGCAAGTAATATGAAAAATGAGATCAAGCAACTTCCTGATTGGTTTAAATGGGTTAAACAAATTGCAGACGGGGGGATTTTGATTGTTGATACCGGAAGCAAGGACGGAACCGTTGAATATGCTCAACAGCAAGGGGCAATGGTTATTACAGATGATATTATTATTCGGGAAGGATATGGGCCTGCTCGTAATCAGTTAAGGGAGTTATCAAGGAAATATTTCCCTGATGCAAAATTTATGGCCTACTTCGACGCCGACGAAGATATCCTTCCTGAAGAATTTCATATTTTGAGATGGATAAAGGATTATCTGATCCCTGATTTTGACGTAGTTGCTTTCCCAAGAATTGATTGGTACGATAAGGAAAGGACAAAAGCAGCAAATGATTTTCGATATGCTCCTGATTGGCAGGCACGAATGACAAGGCTTGATTCCCCTTTACAGTATGTTCGCCGTTTGCATGAACAAGTTCATAATTGCAAGGCAATCTATTGTAATTTAACAACCCCGAAGATTAATCATTACCATAGGGCAATTCCTGAAAAAAGAGATACAATAGGCAAGCTTTGTGCATACCTTCATGCAAAAGATGAGTATGGGAAGACTTATCCGGAACATCATAAAGAAGGTTATTATAGGGAACTTTATCAGAAGGAAGGCTTATGAATTTAACAATTTTTTCTTGCTCAACTGGATTTCATAGTTATCCTACTCCTAATAAGAGTTATATTGATAAGTTTGCCTCTGAATATCAGGTAAAAGGGAGATGGATGGATGGTCTTTCTGTCCTTGATGTTAAGAGGGAACTCCCTTTATTTGTTTATGGAAATGATAGAATAGTTATTTTACATATAGGGGCTGTCGAAGCATTTACTTATCCTGCTGCAAATATTATTGAGTGGTGTGCTGAATATTTTTTGAGAAATCCTTTTGATCCTTATGCCATAACTTTTCTTACTCCCAAGATAATTGAAGCTTCTCATTCTCTTACTCACAAACAAGAATTGTTCCTTCCTGTGTTAGAACCAAGTGAATTTGAATTTGTTCTTCATCAAACATTACATTTACTGCAAGGATCACAAGTAATTGTGATTGGAATGAATAAACCAAATTCTTCTGACAAACCTTTTTGGACTAAACAAGCTTTGATTTTCAATCAGATTTTAGAAGAAGAGGCAAAAATTTACAATTTTAATTTTATTGATGCTTGGAATTTATGCCCCCATTGTGTTACTGATAATAATCATTTGAATGAGGAAGGACATAATATTATTTATGAAAAGGTAAAGGAGAAATTAAAATGATTAGTAAATTAGCTGTTGTTGATACTACTGATGGTAATATTGGAAGGGATGTAATTATTGAGGAATTTGTTATTATACGGCAAGGAGTGATTCTTAGAAATAATGTTACTATTCATCCTTATGTTTTTATTAATGAAGGGGTTATTATAGAGGAAGGAACAGAAATATTTCCGGGGACTATTATTGGGAAAGAACCAAAAGGTATTGGATCTACAATGAGGAAACCTAATTTTGCTAAGTTTATTTCTATAGGTGCTAATTGTTCAATTGGCCCTCATGCTGTTATTTATTATGATGTTAATATTGGTCATAATACATTAATTGGGGATGGGGCATCTATCCGAGAAGGTTGTAAAATAGGATCAAATTGTATTCTCAGTAGATATGTAACTGTAAATTATAATGCAATTATTGGGGATCGAGTAAGGATTATTGATCTTACTCACATAACAGGAAATGCTGTTATTGGTAATGATGTTTTTATAAGTTTATGTGTAGGAACTACAAATGATAATTCAATGGGTAAATTGGGGTATAATGAAGAAATGAAAGGTCCGACGATAGAGGAAGGAGTTGTGATTGGGGTTGGTACTTCTTTACTTCCTGGTGTTAGAATAGGTAAAAATGCTCGAATAGGAGCAGGATCAGTTGTTACAAAGGATATTGAATCGAATACACTTGTAATGGGGGTTCCTGCTCGTTTTATTAGAAAGATAGATGAAAAAAATGGTTAATCAGTTGCAAAAATGTTGTCTCATTGAATTTCCTAAAATGATTGAGGATAAAGGAAATCATCGGGGGTATCTTAGTTATATAGAGGGCAATAATCAAATACCATTTGATATAGCAAGGATTTACTATCTTTATGATGTTCCTGGGGGATCTGTTCGTGGAGGACATGCTCATAAAAAATTACAACAAGTGATTATAGCTATTGCAGGATCATTTGATGTTATTTTAAATGATGGGCATGACAAATTAGTAATCCATTTAGATAGAGCTTATCAAGGTTTTTATATTTCAAATATGATTTGGAGAGAATTAGGTAATTTTTCTTCAGGGAGTGTTAGCCTTGTCCTTGCTTCGTTGCGGTACGATGAAAAGGATTACTATCGGGATTATAATCAATTTGTTCAGGCTGTACGAGGTGGGGCATGATCCCTTTTATTAATTTAAAGGCATCTTATTTGGAATTGAGAACTGAATTAAACACTGCTTATTTTCGTGTTATGAAGTCTGGTCAATATATTCTTGGGCAGGAAGTCAAATTATTTGAACAGGAATTTGCTACTTATTGCGGAGTAAAAAATTGTATTGGAGTAGGAAATGGTTTAGATGCTTTGCATTTGATTCTAAGAGCAATGGAAATTAGATCAGGAGATGAGGTTATTGTTCCTGCGAACACATTTATTGCTACTTGGTTAGCTGTTACTTATGCAGGAGCAGTCCCTGTTCCCGTGGATTCTGATGAGCAAACGTATAACATTGACCCGATTAAAATTGAAGAAGCTATTACTTCTCGAACTAAGGTTATTATGCCCGTTCATCTTTATGGACAATCGGCTGATATGGATTCAATTCTTAAAATAGCACGGAAGTATAATTTAAAAGTGATTGAGGATGCAGCACAAGCACAAGGGGCAAAATATAAGAAACATCGAATTGGGGGAATAGGGGATGCTGTTGGATTTAGTTTTTACCCTACTAAAAATCTCGGGGCTTTTGGAGATGGTGGATGTATAACAACGAATGATAATATTCTTGCAAAAAGGGCACAAGCCCTAAGAAACTATGGTTCCAACATCAAATATTTCAATGAGATAAAAGGAATTAATTCTCGCCTTGATGAATTACAGGCAGCTTTTTTGAGAGTGAAATTACAAAAACTTGATGGATGGAATAACAGAAGAAAACATATAGCAAGCATATATCTTCTTGAATTATCAAATATATCGGGATTGATTCTACCTTATGTTCCTGAATGGGCAGATCCTGTTTGGCATCTTTTTGTTATTAGGACTTCAAGACGGGATCAATTACAAAAGTATTTAGAAGGTTGTGGAATTCAAACTTTGATTCATTATCCAATACTTCCTTATAATCAAAGAGCTTATTTTGAAACGGGGAATAAACAATTTCCCATTTCAGATAAGATTAGTAAAGAGATTTTAAGTTTGCCAATAGATCCCACAATGCAAATGAGGGATGTAATTAAGATTGTTAGAAAAATAAAGAGTTTTTATAAAGGGGAAAAGAATGTATCCCGCTGATTATTGTGTAATTGTTATAAATGAAGTCAAGCCTTTTGTTCAACTTCAATTTGAGAGTTTGATAAAAGGTATGCCTGAAGTGTTTACATCTTTTAAATCTTTTCATATTGTTGACAAGGATACAAAGGACGGGGTAATTGATTATTGTAAAAATAGAATCCCATCTGTGAATATACATAAACTTGATTATTACACCCCTCAAAATAGAACAGGAAAAGCAATAGGTTCTGATTGGCAATGGGATTTTGCATATTCTTATCAATATGCAGTAGAGCATTGTGGTGCTTCAGAATGGATTTTGATTTGTCATCCTGATATTATGTATACAAATCCAAAAGCCTTTTTTGAAGGATTGTTTGGGTTGATAAGTCCTGATGTTGGTGCTCTTTGGAATGTGGGATTTTTGCTAATTCGTAGAAAAGCTTATGATCAATGTCATATTGGACTTTGGCCTTTGTTTGGTTTAGTGTGTAGTTTTAATAATGGTGATAGAAATAATGGGCAGTTATTACATGTATATGATGAGAGAAAGAAATTATATTCTGATAAAGTGAATATAGTTGGGTTAGAAGCAAATGATCTTTTTTTTATTGAATTACAATCTCTTAATTGGAGAAGTGTATTAATTCCTCATAGATTACGGGATTATTTTGATCATTTTTCGGGGAGTACAGAACATGATAGAGATCATTCATCAATGGATAATAAGATGTGGGTGGAAAAGATGGCCCTTATTAAATCTTACTTGACTCGGTATGGAGGAAGCTAATGAATCGTAAAGAAATTTTTACAAGTACAGGAAACAAGTTAATTCATCATCCAAATGTAATTTCTCGTTTACAACAGAATTATGGGCTTCCTATTTCATTGCAAATAGCTCCCACTTCCCGTTGTCAACTTCAATGCCAGTTTTGTAGTAATAGTAATCGTTCTAAACATGAGGATCTTCCCGCGTTAAAAATAAGTGATTTTATTTATGATATGAAAAGTATCGGGGCTAAGACTGTTGAGTGGACTGGGGGCGGAGATCCTACAATGTATCCAGACATAAATCCCTTGATATTGTTTGTTAAATCATTGGAAATAAAACAGGGGATGATTACAAACGGTCTTGGGTTTGCTAATATTGATCAACAGGCTTTAAATGTGTTAAGTTGGATTCGTATTTCAATGAATTGCTTGGATTATGTTGATTCAATTACTATTCCGAAGTTATTGGAAAGGGTTACTCTGGGATTCAGTTATGTTTTGAATGACAAGACTTCTGATAAGATTCTTGTAAAACTAAAGGCTTATGTTAAAAAATATAATCCTAAATATGTTCGCATTGTTCCAAATTGTCAGGTGACACAAGAAGAACAGGAAGAAAATAATGTTTACTATTCAAAACTTGTACTATCTTGGGGTAGTCCTTATTTCTATCAGGCAAAGATTTTTGAGAAGCCGGAATTTTGTTATTGGGGATATCTTAAACCATTTGTTTTACATGATGGATTTGTTTACCGATGCTCCTCAGTAGTTTTGAATAGTAATGCAGGTCGTAAGTTCCATGAGACATATAGATGGTGCAAGGTGTCAGAATTGTTTAATATTTATAAAAAGAAAATAATTCCTTATGTTCCAAAGGATTGTGATAAGTGTGTATTTACACAACAAAATCAATATGTACAAGAAGT